GTCTTCCGAGCACGCCGTCACTTTGCGCACGCCGGTGCGCAGCTCGCCCGTCGCCGGGTTCACTGCACCGATGTACATCCTCGGGATGAAGAACCGATTCCCGAAGTCGTCGCCCGTGATGCCGCCAGGGGCATCGACCGTGAGCGTCGCTGAACCGCTCGGTGTCGCGTCGTCGATGAGCGCCATCACGCCGCGACCGTCCGCCGTGAAGGAGTACTCCTCCATGCGGGCGATATCGTCGATGATGCGCGTCATCTCGTCCTTGCGTGCGGCCTTGAACGCGCCCTCGGACTTCATCGAGTCGGAGATCGCCTCGGAGGTCATGCGGACCCGCGCCATCAGCTTCCGCTGACCGACGTGGATCTTGATCGACCCCTGCGCTTCCGCGTCCGCGAACGCCGAGTCCTCGCCGACCCACATCGGGGACGGGTTGCGGCTCACGTGCGCGTTGTAGACGACCTCGCTGCCGGCAAAATCAACGTCCTCCCACTTGAACAGCTTGTTCCAAGTGAATTTGTTGTTGCTCTGCTCGGCCACGACGGGTTCGAACACCGTCTTGAGCACACCCGCGATGGTCTGCGTGGTCGCACCTTCGCCGGCGTGGTGCCGAAGCACCGCCGAGCCGAAGATGACGAGCTGCAGGATCCGGTTGAACATAGTTGGGCCCCTTCAGCGGGCCAGGGCGCCTATGCGCCAGCCCGCTCGTTCTGGACGTACGACCACGCTTCCTCAACCGCGTCGTCGAGCGTCGCGCGCTTCTGTTCGCGACGGGCAGATCCCAACGGTGCCGACGTACTCCCGCCACGCGCGGTGCGTGACGCGGCGTCGGCCCGCGCGGCTGCCGCCGCACCTTCTCGACGCATGCCACCGGGCCCGGCGGCGCCGTGCCGCCTGGTGTAGTGCGTGAAGAACTCGGTCACGAGCGACGGATCGCCGGATTCGTAGCGGAGCGTGGTTTCGCCATAGTGCCCGTCCGGGAGATCTTTCTCCTCCCGCTCGGACCTGCGCGTCACCCATCGACTGAAGGCGTGATCGATTTCATCACGGTCGTCGTCATCGAGGTCCTTGAGCGTTTTCCCTTTGCCGAGCCACTGCGTTGCCGCGTGGTTCTGCGCCGCCCTGACCATCCGCTCTGCGTGCCCGCCCCACCGCCGCGTTTCTTCGCGGCCGCGTTCCGGGTAATCCGTCACGACACGATCCAGGTCGTCGAACCGTTCGATCAGCTGGTGAAGTTTCTTGTTGGACAGAAGCGAGAGCTCGGGATAGGTCCGCTCCAGTTGGGTTCGGATGCGCTGCTCCTTCTCGGTGTAGCGCCGCGGCTCGCGCTGTTCGCCTAGACCGAGGGCCATCCGAAACCGGCGGTTCTGTCGGCGCTCGCTTTCGAGCTGCCCCTCCAGCATCCGCATCGTCCGGTCGAACTTCTGATTCAGCTGGTCATAGCGATGATCGGGCAGGTCAGCAGGTTTGCGGCCGCGATCGCGTCGGCCGTCTCCGCGGCCGCGATCGCCTTCGCCACGTTGATCGCCGCGGGCCTCGCGTGCCTGACGCTCGCGCGCCACGTCACGTCGCCCACCGCGTTCCTCGCGGTCCTCCGGCAGCTCCTCGTGCTCGTCAGCGTCCTCGCTTCGACGCGATGAGCGGTCGCGTTCCTCCGGGGGGATGAAGTCTTCCGCTTCCGCACGTCGCGCTTCGCGCTCTGCGTGCGTGTCCCCTCCGAAGTTGGTGGCGTCGTCCTCAGCCCCTTCGCCGCCACCAAGATCGACGTTGTAGTCAACGTCGAGCGCGTCTGACCCTCCGCGTCCTTCGGGCGCGAAGTACTTGCCGATCGAGCCGAGCTGGATCAGCTCGGACATGCGTGTGATGAACATAGGCTCTCCTTCACCCGTTGTCCTTTGTTTCGACCCGCTATGTAGAGGGTCTGGCAGTCAGTCCTGCCGGGTGTTTGAGCCTTGAGAGTGCGGGCGTTCCGCGATCGCGGTCAATGCTGAGGTACGCGCGTCAGAACGGCACGCGCGCGTACGTGCGGCCCTTCCGGACCTGGACGTGCAGATGCTCGTTCTCGGTTCCTTCGTCTTCAAACAGCACACGGAACTGTGGGCCGAGCTGTTCCTCGAGCGCGCGACGGAACCAGCGCACGGACTCGCGCGACGGCCAGTTCTTCGTTCGGATGTCGAGCGCTTCGTTCGTGTAGTGCCGGCTGCCGGCGCCGTGCGTCGAGTCGTTGATCGACGTGACAACGACCTCGTCCACTTCGACGAGCGTATCGACGAAGCGCTCGGTGCGCACGAGGATGTGCAGGAGGGCCGGCGAGATCTCCTTCAGCCGGCACGTGGGTTTGACGGTGAGCTTCGCCATCGCGACCGTAATAATAATAATAATTATTCCGGCCCGCGCCGCTGCGCGCTCTCGCGGTTCCCCTTCGGCACGTCGGCGGGGTTGCCGCTCTCGCGGTTGCTGTTGCCCATCGTCTGTGCGGCGCCGGCGTCGCCGCCACCAATCGGCATCCCGCCGCCGGCGATCATCGCCTCGAACATCATGTCGTTCGCCAGCGCCATTTCGTGCTCGGTGATGTGCTGCGCCCAGACCATCTTCAGGTCGGGCCGCATCTCGAACAGCCGGACGGCCATGTCACTGTTCGCCCACTTCTTGTGCTGCGCGATGTGGATCTGGTGGTCCTGCCACTTCTCGACCGCGAACGGCATCGGCTGCAGGAACTCGGTCGGCGGCATCTCGCCCGTCTGGTTCGCCTCTTCGAGCAGCATCGGATCCATCGGCGCCGGCTGTGAGCCCGGACTCGCGACCCACCGCTGGAACTGGTCCTGCTCGCGCAACGAGCTTTTGATCGCGGCATCGAGCCGCGGCAACAGACTCGTCGCGCCGAGACTCTTGAGCACCGTGTAGACGACGTCGGGATCGTCCTTCGGGAGCAACTGCATCTGATCGACCTGCTGAATCATCGCGCGCGTGCCGAGACTGGTCTTCGGCTGATGACTCCCGTCCTCGATCAGCAGTTCGATGGTGCCACTGAGGTTCGCGTGCTTGAACGCTTCGAACGTCCACACCCCGTTCGGCCCCATGACCGCGTACTTCCGCTCCGCGGGACCGTAGAGCCGTTCGAGCTCGAGCGTCACCATCTGCCAACGTTGCCGACCGCGGCCGCGCTCCTCGAGGGGAATCGTGAAGCGCGTCTGTGATCGCTCGACGAGCAGCTGCATGGCACTGAAGGCCTCGACACCTGGCGGCTTGCCGCCCTTGAACGGATCCGTCGTGCCGAGCTGATCGTTGAAGGCCTTCACCTTCATCTCGCGATACGCGAGCACGTACGCCGGGATCGAACTCCCCTCGACACGCTCCGGTTTCGACGAGCCCGTGCCCAGAAGGACCGGCGTGTACTTCACGATGATGCCCGGCTCACCCGTGAACTTCTTGACCTCCGCGCCCTTCGGTTCGAGCCACACCGGGTTCGCCGTGCGCGACATCGCCAACTCGATCAACGAGTCGGTGCGGTTGACGGTGTCCTGAATCTGAATCGACGTGTCGAGCGGCGATCGGCCGAAGAACCGTCCGCCGAACGTCTGATACGGGACGTGAATCCACGGCCAGATCGCCTTGCCCTCCGTCGTCCAGTGCGGCAGCGGGCCCGGCAGCTGCTCGCCCTCGATCCGGATGATGCGGAAATCGCCAGGACCGCCGACCGCGCGACACACGAGCCCCTTCGGGAATTGCCGGTTCGGTTTCTTCCAGAACTCGTACTCGGTGATGCCCTCGCCGTAAGTCATCTCGGATCCGAACCCGGACAACGGGCCGCTCGAGATCTCCGACTGCGACGCGAGCGACTTCATCAGCTGCAGGCTGCGCTCCGGCGTCACTTTCTCCCACGAGATGCGCTTCGCGATCTCGGCCGGGTAGTGTCGCTGGCCGTACTCCTTCGAGCGCCAGCGGATCCGCGTCAGTTCGTCGGCCTCCTCCATCGAGGTGGACTGGTTGCACGCGACCTCGAACGGACTCAACACATCGGTGCAGCCGGCGCCGTGGCGCACGGTGCGATTCACCATCTCGCCGCGTTGATCGGTCGCATTGACAAAACTGCGGCCGCCGCACTCGGGACACGCGCCCTGCATCTCCTCGAGCTCGACGGGATCGCTCACGCGGCTGCAGGTCAGACAGCGCTCGAATGGTACGAGCGTCGTCGCGCCCTCCGCGCGCGAGTCCCACCACGGGTGATAGATCACGTTGCCCGTCTCGACGAGCCAGAAGTCCCCTTCGCGCTCCTTCGCCACGAGGTTGTGCTCGGCGACGATCACCGGCATCAACTTGTCGGCCGTTTCCGCCGTCATCATCGCTTCGGGATTGTCGCCAGTCGGCCGGGCGAGCGTCGCGAGCTGCACCGACGCGAAGACCGCGCGGATGGCGTCGACGCCGCTGGCCACCAGGTTGTCGACGGGCCGCGGGATGTGCCGCGGAAGCCGCTTGTCGACCCACTGCCCGCGCTGCGTGTTGTAGACGATCCACTGTCGGCCGAGCGTGTAGAGCAGGTTGCGCCACCAGTTCCGCTCGTAGATCAGCCGCCCTTCGAAACACCGCTTGTGCTGATCGCGCAGGACCTCGACGAGCTTGCGATCGTCTTTGTAGATCGCCAGGTCGCGCTCGCTCCGCTGTTTGATGATGCCCGGCGCGCGACCGAACAGCTGCGCGGTATAGCCGTCCAGGCCCGGGATCTCGCCCATCGCGGCGTTCTGCGGGCCCATCGGCGTGAACGAGCGCTCGACCGGATTCACGAAGCCAGTTCCCATCGCGGTTTACCTCTGTGTCGTGACGGCGCCGGCGTCGTCCCAATCGCCGTAGCCCATCTTCTTCGCGCGGCGATCCCCAACGTCCTCGAACAGCGCGGCCACGCTCTCGGTTTCCATCAACTCCGACATATCCGCCAGCGGCTCGTCCTCGGTCGTCGTGCCCGCCATCTCGCCATCGACCCGCGTCGTGGTCGGGGGCGTGTCGCGTCGCTTCCCGAGCGCCGACGTGTCGACGTTCATCGCCAGCGCGTTGATCCCATAGACCCGATGCTGCAGTTCCGCGTTGTGGTGCTCGAGCAGGTTCGCGTGCGACGCCATCCATTCGACCGTCGCCTGCGCGCGCGCCAGTTCGATCTCGGCGCGATCGGCGCGGGCGATCGCAGCCGCATGTCCGACGCGCAGCGCGGCGACCTGGCGCTCGTACATCATGTGCAGCGCGCGCACTTCCGTGAGCATCGCGGACGACCGACCGCGCTCGTCGTCGAGCGCCTGCCGATCGGCGAGATTGCGGTCATTGAGGAACGTCCACACGAGCCGAGGGATCCACATCGGGGCACTCGCTTTCTTTGTTGAGAAACGCTTCGACGGCATGTCGATGCGTGTCGTACTGGACGTGGTACCAGGCGACGCCGACGCGCACCCGCCAGAGTGTCGCGCGCCGACTGATGCGGGCGATGAAGGCGACGTCGTCGTGATCGCGATGATGCTGAATCCGGTCTGCGACGGCCGCCAGGTCCTCGACGGTGAGCCGGATCCCGCACCACTTGTTCGCCGTGCGTAGCGCGCGCCGGAGTTGACGCTGTTCGGCGATCACGCGGCCTCCTGGTAGAACTCACCCATGCCGATGTCGCCTTCGATGACGTGGAACTGTGCGGGATCCTCGTCGTCGTAGCCGGCCGCTTCGGCGGCCTCGAGCTCGATCGCGTTGCAGCGCCGCATCCGCTCGACTGCCCACCGCACCGACTCGTCGAAGTCCTTCAGGTCGCGCACGCCGGACGCGCCGACGTCGATCTCGGGCTCCGATTGGATCATCAGCAGGTAGCGCAGCGCGTCCGGGAGATCGTCGTTCTCCTTCTTCGGCGCCTCGCGGATCGCGCGGCCCATCGCGTCGTAGTTCCGCTCGTCCCACACGTACCCGTGCATCTGCTCGATCGTCCGCGGGACCAGGTCCTCGACGAACCAGAGCCGGTTCAGCGTGAGCCACTTGTGCACGCGGTTGATGCCGCCGATCACGTCGTTCGGCGCCGCCTGCGTCATGATGTGGAACGGCGCCTGCTGAAATTCGATCTGCCACTGGCGGGCCGCGCGATCGATCGCCCAGGACTCGGGTTCGAACGGCCGATCCGGGTTCCACCGCGCGAGTAGTCGCTGGAACGAGGCGACGTGGTTCGCGATCGTGTCGTTCCGACGTAGATGCTCGCCGATCGCGATCAGGTGTTCGTCGATCTGCAGGCAGAGGATCCCGGCGAACGGGTGATCAGAGCCGGGATCAAGGCCGAAGAACACCAAGCGTGACGAGTCGATGCGCGGCCACTCGGGGACCATCTTCCGAATGCGCGCCAGGTCGAACGCGCTCGACGCGGGCCGCAAGATCTGCCGCTCGACCTCTTCATAGTCGTAGATCGTGCCGGCGAACGAGAGGAAGTCGGCCTCGTACTCCTGCTGGAACCACTTCGGATCCATCGAGAGGCGCTGGTGCTCGAGCTCGTCGAGATCGATCGCGGGGTTGACGGCCGTCTTGTACTTGCAGGCCCAGTACCCGGGCTCCCCGAGCTGCGCCGGCAACCAGAAGCGCTTGTAGCACCAGTCGAAGGCGTTCGGCGACGTCGTCAGCCAGCACACGCCGCGCTTGTCGAGCAGCGCCGGCTGCAGCGTGTCCCACGCCTTCTGCGCGATCTTCCGTCCCTCGTCGATCCACGCCCAATCGAGGCCAGGGCCGCGGCCGCGCTCGGGATCGTCAAGCGATCGAAAGCCGATGCGCGCGCCGTTGCGGAGACGCAGCTCCGAGTGTTGCGCGCTGTAGCCGTCCTTCCCCGGAATCAGCCAGTGCCGCGGCATCGCCTGCAGGACCGCTGGCAACACGTAGTCGTGCAGCTCCGGGTACGACGGCGCGCAGCACCACCCGAGCGATTCAGGGACGCCGGCTTCTTCGGCCGCGGCGATCCCGCCGGCGTCGGTCTTCCCACCACGGCGACCCGCGAACAGACCGAGGCGCGTGAACGCGCGACGCCCCTTCGCTGTGCGCCGCCGGCGCGCCGCGTGGAAGGCGTGCTGATACGGGTTGAACTTGCGCTTGAGGCGCCCCGTCTCGTTAGTGGCGGTGGGTGTCGTCGCCATCGAGCACGGGCAGCGGATCTTCGCGCGGGTTGCCGACCATCAGGCCGGTGCGTTCAGTGACCTGCACCACGTCCGGCGCCTTCCCGCCATCGGGCATCTCGTACTCGACCGTCATCGTCAGGTTCACGTTCCGGTTGTCCGTGACCGAATGCGAGTGGTTGCGGAACTCGCCGCGGCCGTAGAGGGTGTCGCGCACGGCGTCGTAGAAGCGATCGTGCGTCGGGTCCTCGAGCACGCCGATCAGGCCTTCGACCGCGAGCGGCAACGCGACCTCGTCGATCCGATGCTGGACGTCAGCGATCGCGATCCCGATCTGCCGCGCGCGCACGACGGCGTAGCGAATCTGATGGGGCGAGAGGCCGGTCAGTTCGCAAATCTTCTTCGTTGGGTAGCCGACTGCGCGGTACGCCGCGACCAGGTGCACGCGCGCCCGATATTCGTCGTCGGCCAACACACGGCCGCTGCCACCCTGCGGCGGGAGGTCGATGCCGTCTTTGGGAATCGAGACGGGCGGGAAAATCTCTTCGGGGTCGTGATCCGGCGCGTCCACGGCGACCAAGGTCGCATCAGACGCGCCGGCCTATCAATGCTGAGGTACGTTCAGTGCTTGGTGTGCCGGTCGTGAGGATAGCGCGTGTTCGGCATGCGCCAGAGCGCCTTTTCCATCGAGTCGAAGAGGCCGTTCCACGTCCCGGTCACAAGCTTATTGACCGCATGGTGCATACAGCAGGACGTCTCGACGGCCGCGCGGGTCAGCGTGATCCGACCCTCGATCAGCAGCGGGCGCTCGTCGGGGCCGACGTCCATGCCGTTGAACGACACCCCGCTTTTCGCGAGCGCATGCACCCACGACTGCAGCTGCTCCGGGGGCGGCAGCGCGCGGCGCAACACGTACTGCAACATCTCGCGCGAGACACCGTCAACGCGCTGCTCCAGCTCCAGCAACTCCTGCTCCTTCGCCGAGGTCACGGTCGTCTCCTTCCGGTGCCGCCGCGGGCGGCTGTTCGGTTTCCACGATGCGGTACTCGCCGGCGAAGGCCTCGCCGCTGATCACCTGCACGTCCTGCAGGTCCGTGACATCGAGATAGTCACCGACGCGGACGATCGGCCACGACTGCGTCTTGCGATTGAGCACGCGCCAGGTCGCGCCCGTGCGCTCGGGGATGATCTCGAGCTTCGGATGATTCAGCTGCTCGCTGAACCGCACGACGAGCAGTTGTCGCGCGACGATCTGCTCGGCGACCGCGGGGCGAATGGGGCTCCGGTTGGGATTCTTCTGACAGAACGGCCAGTGATGATCCGCGAACCATCGCCTGAACGCATCCGGCCCGTTCAACGCTTCGGCCGGGAGTTCGATCCAGTCACCGCACGGGTTTTTCTGCAGCGCCATCGGGAGCCTCCGCGCGCATCATCTCATGAACCACACCAGCCGCCGGGCACTCCAAGACGCGCCAGCGGATCGGCGGAACCTGCTGCACGTTCTCCGACCAGAGATACGCGCGCATGCCGTCGCGCGGTTCACCGAGGTTGACGCGGCGATCGTAGTCGCCGGTGAAGAGGACCAGGCGCGCGGCCTTCAGGATGTTCACGCGGTTCACCGCCGCGGCGAGCTGCGTCGTCGGCTGCCCGAGATAGCCGAAGTTCTCCGGGATCTCGTGCAACTCCATCAAGCGGTTCGTGACGGCAAAGATCCGGAACGGCGCGCCGGCGTGTCGCGCCGCGAGGCAGGCTTCGAGCGCCGTCTGCAGGCCCGGCTCGAAGCGCAGCCGCACATTCGGGCCGTTGTCAATCAAGACGATCGTCAGGTCGGTGAACATGGCGTGAAAACGACGTCCCCCGCTTTCCCAGGCACCAGCCCGCGTGATGCGATCACGCGGGAAGGCCCTGTCGCATGTCGGCGCGCAGAGACGTCGCGAAGAGAGGATACGTGCGGGCCGCAGCCTGCGTCAAGCAGGTGGCGGCCGCTCGATGCGAAGATTCGCGGGCGGACCCGGCGGCGCCGGCGGACACTCGCCGAAGATCTCACGCTGTCCGTCGTTCCGCGTGTGAATCGCGATCACGCGCCAGCCACCCTCCTGCAGCTGCCGGACGCGCGCGCGGACCTGGTTCGACGGGACCTGCTCGATGGTCCCCGCTACGGCTGCGGGGGATACAAGCGGGTATTCGTTCCCGGTGGGGGTGCACCGGGCAGAAAAAAACCGTTGGACGACACACTCCCGGTCGCTGTCTGCGTGCGCCCGATCGCGAGGACGCGCACCTTGTAGAAGTTCGCCGGCAACAGGCCCGCCATCGCCGGCAGCGCCGTTACGTAGCAGTTCGGCCCGCCGGCGGGCACCGCCGTGAGCGACGTCTTCGGGATCGTCCAGTTCGAGATCGCCTTTGCGAACGTCGTGTCGCTCGCGAGCGCGACCTCGCCGCGATACTCGGTGATGATCGGCTGGTTGTCGACATCGACGTCGGTGTGTCCGAGCTGCGTCCACGCGAGCCGCGTCTGACCGGGCACGAGCGCGACGTTGTTGGTCGGCGGCGCCGCACTGCAATCGACCGTCTGCGCCAGCGCCAGGCGCGGCCACGCACCGAGAAGGAGAAGGACGAGAACAAGCACGCGCATCAGCAACCTCCGTTTCGACACCAGAGCAACGCGCCGGTCACGACCATCGTGAACACGACGACGAACCCTATCGCGAGCAGGATCGCGAGCCAGACTTCCTGCAGGAACGACCGCGGTTCAGTGGCGGCGCGCGAGAGCGTCGACAGCGCGCGAACGACGGGACCGACGAGACGACCGATCACGGGCGAACTCCTGGGGGGTGTGGGTTCGACCAGTGTCCATGTTCTTCGCTTCGACGACCTCGTCGCCGCGAAACGCGAGCCGCATCTTACCCTTGCGCCGATACCGAACGTTACCGCCGAGGGGCATACCACTCGACCTCGACCTCACCCTGCTCGTCGACGACGCCCGTCTCGCGCGCGGACAACCACTGACGGCCCTCGAGGAATTGCGCGTTGACGAACCATTGATGGACCCACGTGGGCCCGATCGGATTCGACATCGCCACAATGCGAGGGAGCGCCGACGTCAGGGGCGAGACGACGTCGGCGCCGAACGTACGCAGGAACGGCGCCGCGGCGAGCGCCGAGAGAGTGAGTCGGACAAACGCGCGGCGCGAGATCATCAGGGATTGAGCACGACGGCCGTCACGACGTCATCGACCGTGCACGGCTGCACGACGGACGTCGGATAGTGCGCGTCGCGAAACGCTTCGGCGCGGGACTTCGCCGTCGGGTCCCCTTGGGTCGATCCCGTGAGGAAAATCGCGACGCCCTGCGTCGGATCGGGTGGGGTCGCGGCTTCGAGCACGATGTAACCGGCGGTTGGTGGCATTCAGGAATCCTCCAACGCTCAGTGTGCCACGCGCGTCAAGCAAGACGCGCGTTATTGCTCGAACTCGAAGAGGCGAATGTCCGCCGGCGCCGTGGCGCGCACGATCACGCCAGGCCCGGCGCCGATGCCACGCAGCGCTTGGGCGAGCACCTTCACGTCCTGCGCGGGCGGCACGAGGATCAGGTACCGAGCATCGGCGCGCAACTCGTAGACGTCGGCCTGCGGCGCGAGCGCCTTGATCTCGCCGACGATCACCGGCCGATCCCCATCGCGTCGATCCGACGCCGGAGCTCGTCGACACTCGGCGCGGGCCCGCGCTGCACGGGCTGCGTCATGTCGCGCGGGTCCGGCCGTTCACGCGCCACCGGCTGCATCACGCCGGGGTCGCGCGAGCCGAGCCCCTTGAACACGTCCCACCCGCCGCGAATTTCGTCGAAGGTGGACGGCGCCGGCAGCCGCGGATCGCGCGACGTGCCCGGCTCCATCGGCAACCGGATGTCCTCGTCCCCGTAGTCGCCCCCGCCGAGAAAATCCGGGAGGTAGCGCGCCATCAGCATCCGCAGCGACGAGCGATCGGGCGACCACTGCTCGCGCGAGATCGGTTGTTGTCCGTCGTGTGGCATGCGCGCGAGTATACTCCCGGTGCGTCCCGCACATGTCCCTCGATTTGAACGTCCTCACGCTGCTGCTGCGCGATGACCTGGCGCAACGTGACGCGCGCATCCTCGTGCTGTTCAGCGACGCGCCGCGCATGGTCCGCTTCCGCCGGTGGATCTTGACCACCGTGCGGCCCGACCGCACGCAACTCACGCCGAACGGGAAACTGTTCTTCGACGCGACCGGCGCGACCATCGGGTTCCTGAAGATGCCGCTCACGCCGGGCCCGACGCGGCAACTGCACGCCGTCTGGCTGCTCGACGAGATCAGCCCCGACGATCGGAAAATCCTCGCGCCGTGCCTGCAGGAGTACGGCACGATTCACGACGTCACGACGTTCGCCCGCTGATGCGCCGCGACGACCTCCCGGACTACCGCCGCTGTCGGAACTGTGGCTGGCGCATCGAATGGGGCCGCTACTGCGACGACTGCGTGCGGATGGCCGGCAAGACGCTGCTCGTGGTCGTCCTCGAGGAGCTGCTGCGCTGGTGGCTCCGGTGAATCCTCCGCGGCCGGAAACCGTGCTCGTCGCCCTGGTCGTCCTCGCCGGCCTCGCGCTCATCTGGTGGCTCCGGTGAGACGCCGGCCGACCTGGAACCACTGGCCCGAGCCCCCGCCGATGCACGAATCGACGGCGAACCTCCTGCTCTGCACCATCCTGCGCCAGCTCGGACGCGACGACGTCGTCCGGCAGCACCTCCGCGTCGCCTACGGCATCGACCCGCGCGCCGCCGCCCGCGAACGCCTCCGAATCGCGTCACCTGGCACACTTTTGCAGTCGAAATCCGGTCAGGATGCCCAGAAACGCCGTCCGTAACCGAAAACGTTAACCTGCCACTGCGACCGCGTGCCGTCCCGGTGTGCGGTTCGTGCCCGGCGAGCGTTTCCCCCTGTGACGGTCCACTCTCGACCACCACGTTCCACGTGAAACCCTCTTCCCCCCAGACCCCCCAACTCCAGCAACCGGCCGCGCCTGTACAACCAGGTACTTGGTACTACTAAGATCTGGATCTGTACTGTGGCCCTTCCATGGGCCTTGGAAGCCCCTTCATTTTTCGAGCAAACGCAACAGGATACAGCCACGTCC